GGCGAAGGGGGAGTGATGGCAATCGCGATGCGAAAGGCTCGACGTTGATTGGGGTTGTCGGTCATTTCTGCCTACCCGTGATGCTGCAAACGTAGCGCTGTCTAATTTGAATGCTACGCTATCCTCTTTTCATTGGGAGCGCCGCATCGTGCGTTATGTACCGGAGGATGAGAAGTGAGAACCTTCGGGCTAGGTCACATCATCGACAGATTACGCGCAGTGCATCCAGCGAGGGTGTGCCGCATCGGGTTTTTCGGGCCTCACAGTTATCGCGGCGACTACTCAGACCTTGCATTCAGGCCCGCAGAAAACATCACTGTGGGCCAGATGCTTGGAGCTGCGGAAGGGGCAGAAGGAAAAACATTCGAGGGCTACAAAGGTGGGCAGTACGAGATGGATGAACACTCGCGATGCTGGCTGTCTGAGTATGGACGCGGTGGAGGCGAAGTAATCGGCCCCGTAATGATGTCGCTGATTCTCGACGAGCCACTGTGGAAGGAGCCGGAATGAAAGCCTACATCGACGACATCAAGGACGGAATTCGGTTCAGCAGCGGCGGCCCGGTGTCGATCTCGCTGGAGACGGCGAAGAGGTTGGTGGCGCTGTACGAAAACTTTAGGTGGTCAGATGACGTTAACCCACTTGAAGAAGAGATGCCGAAGCCGAAGCCATGAAGCTGAGCGAGTTGTTCCAGATCGCCATCGAAGCGCTGGACGAGGATGCGCAACAGGAACTGTCGTTCATCGCGTACCCGCGACACGAGACACGCTACGACGAACGCAAGCAGTCAGCCGAAGCCCTCCGCGCCATCGCGCCTGCGTTGGTGGAATTGGTAGCAGCGGACCACGCATGCGAGTTGATGGAAAACGCTGACGACTTCGAGACTGCTGACAACATGGACGCACTACAAGCGGCGAACCAACGCCTAATCAACGCTTCTAGGGCGATACATGCCGCGCTGAAAGAAGCGGGGGTGAGTTGTGAGTGAACACATCTGTGCGGTTGATCGGAGTTGCTGCTGCGGTATCAACGCGATGGAGCCGGACGAAGATTGCCCGCAGCACGGCCACCCCTGGCCTCCACGATGCGGCGTCTGCTGTAAGTTTCTTCCGTGGCCGAAAGAGGTGACCCATGAGCGATGACCCGAAGGTGAGCGAGGGGATGCTGAATCTAGTCACGGACTTTGGCGCGGATTGTGTCAACTACGGATGTAATCAACTGCGCCCGATGGTGGGATATCCGATTATCGAGAACGTGCAGCACAGGGAAAAGGAACGTGCTCTCCTCTCCGCCATCGCTGCGATCGAAGCACGGGCGGAAAAGGCTGAGGCCGAGCGCGACAAGTGGAAGCGCGTCGCTGTGGCGTTGGAGCAATTGAGACGAACTCAAATGCCCGATCCTTTTGAGCTGCAGCGGTCGATAGACAATCTATCGGTGGCCATCGCAGACCTATACCCAGCGTGGGATGAGGCGGTGGAATGAGTCTAACGCGCATCGTCTGCCGATTCCGTGGGCATAAGTGGAGGTGGACAGGCGAAAGAAGAAAGTTCGTCCCTGGCCCGAACTACACAACGACTAACCCGTGGGAATACGCAGAGCACTGCACGCGATGTGACTTGACGCGCTGGGTGTGGGCACGACCAAGAGAGGATGACGACGAGGAGGCGGTGAAATGAAGTCGTCCGCTACTGAGGCGGTGAAGGGGGAGGAGTGATGAGTCATCCATATACAGATCATTACCCGATGCCCGGTATGAACATCGATGAACGCTTGTGCGATCACGAGAAGCGCATCAAAGAAATCGAGGCCAAGTTAGGGGCGGCGGACAGAAAGTCGCAAGAAGCCGTGGCATCAGTGATACCCATGGCAGATGGCACTGCTAGCACTGCCGCCCCTAGCGTTTCGGTTGAGAAGTGGTGCGAGATTTCCGCTTATCACACGAGTGAGATGCGCTTGTGCTCATCTCGCGCCTGCGACCTCGCCGCCGCTGTTACTGAGTGGTGGGAAGACACGAAAGGTCCAGCACTTCTCAAACACGAACAGATCGAACGCATCGCGTCCGCATTCGTGTGCGGCGAGAGGCTGCCGGAGAAAGGAGGCTAGCAGGGAGCATCCCATCTTGTTTTCGAGTCGGTTAGCACGGCCGGACAACGTGCACACACCGGAGGCAGCCGCCAACGCTGCCTCCACTTATCGCGGGGGAACTATGGGAACTGAAGCCGCGCAGCAAGTGAACAAAGAGAACCGCTACAACCCAGACTACATGCGCCGCAAGCGCGCTCGCAAGATCCACGAAGCGATGACGCTCTACATGCAAGAGCCGCGCAGCCTGAGCGACACGCTGATACCGGGTGATCCGAAGTCGAGCCACTACGAAGAAGTCCTGATCGACACCGCCACCGAATCCGCGGAGGCCCGAGCGATGCGCCTTGAGCTGTGCGAGCGCGTGGAACGCGCGATGCGCGAGCACCTGAGCCCGCGCGAGGAACGCATTCTCTGCCTTCGCTTCGGATTCGAGGACGAGTTGACGCTGGATCAGATCGGACAGAAGGGCTACTTCGACTTGTCACGCGAGCGCATCCGGCAGGTGGAGTTCAAGGCGCTCGGCAAGCTGCGCCGCGCGATGCGGCAGCCATGAGCGCCGTCCTCGCCCTAGACCTCGGCATGACCACCGGCTATGCCCATCAAATCGATGACCGCCGCAAGTCCGGCACGATCAATCTGCGCGGAACCAAGAAAGCGCCGATGAGTTACGGTGCTTCGCTGTACCTATTCGCTCAGCGCGTGCGAGACTTCGTCACCGCATGCGATGGCGAGCCGGTAACGATCTGTTACGAGGACGTGCGTCGACACCTGGGAACGCGAGCCGCCCACGTCTACGGCGCGCTAGAAGGCCAACTGCATTACATCGCCCACGAAGAGGCCCCACAGATCACGTTGAAAACGTATAGCGTGCAGCAGATCAAGCAGCGCGCTACGGGCCGCTGCGTGGCCGGCAAAGACGAGATGCTGGCGGCCGCGAAGATGCGCTGGACGTGGTGCAAGACCCACGACGAGGCGGATGCGTTGTGGCTGCTTGATCTAGAGTTGTTGCAACATTCTCCGGAATCTATGACGAAAGGAACGACATGAGCCAGGGCAAGATTTTCAACGACAAGAGCATTCAGAGTTTGAACGCCATTCTTCGCAAACTGCCGGACCTTGGCACTGCTGAGATCAACTACCTGATCGACAGGTTGACGGCGATGAAGCGTGATGTGGCTCCGCCTGCTGATTGACTTCGGTGGCGACAGTGCCGGGACGGTGACCTGCGCCGCCGATGCTGTCGCGCAGGTGCTGATTGCGGGCGGGGTCGCGGAGGAGTGCTCACCACCCCGCCGCAAGCCGAGACGTGAGGAGTAGACAATGAACTGGTCAGTTGGTTACGACTCGGACTGGCAGCGCGACATCGGCTACGGTGTGCCTTCGATCTGCGACCACCCTGATTGCGACGAGCGAATAGACAGGGGACTCAGTTACGTCTGTGGTGGTGAGCCCTACGGTGGCGAAGGGTGCGGACTCTTCTTTTGCCAAAAGCATCTCAGTGGCATCTTCTGTGAGCGGTGTCTTAGAACGCTGGAACCGTTCAACGCAAAGCCGGATGTTCTGGAGTGGATACAGCACAAGCTCACCGACGAGTCATGGGCGCACTGGCGCGCAGCCAATCCGGAAGAAGTGGAGCGGATCAAAAGCCGACTGCCAGCCCCGCCGTGACCACGACATCGCCACCACCAGCCATCCCAACGGCTACCGCGTGCAGATCGACGCCCCACCGGCTCGCCAGCCGGCGCCCGACCACGGCCCCGTACCGAACTGATCCGTGAGAGTCCAAGCCAACCAGGCCGCCTGCTAGCCAACGAGGCGCGGGGTCCGGTTGCAGCACCATGGGGAGGGTCGTGATCGTGGTATTGGCGGGCGTGAGATCAGCCGATGACTCCTGCCAGTCCTTGCCCGGCCATTTCCAGCGGAGAGTTTGGGTGCCTGTGGCGACGACGTTTCCCAGGTCGGTGCGCCAGCCGGTAATAGTGGTGCGACACCCCAAGTCTGGCTCGGGGCACCGCACCGGAACAACAGGGTCGCCCTTCGCAAGCGGAGGACAGTCTACCACCGGAGCACCCGTCGCCGTGGTCGATGTCTCCACCGTTGCCGATGCCACAGCCTGCGCTCCCGGCGCGACGCGCTGCACGACCACGCGCTCCCGCTCGACCACGCGCACGGGACCGGGCCGCACGATCACCACGGGCTCGCCCTGGGCCCTCGCGCGGATCGCCTCTATCTCAGCAACGGCCTCTCGGTCCAGCGCCACAGACTCGCGGTGAGCGAACCAGACGACGGCTAGGGCAGCGAGGAGGACGACGAGCGCGATGGTGACGAGGTAGCGGGTCATCGCGGCAGCGTCGCGGCTACAGCATCGATCGCCGCTGCCAGTCGGCGGATGTGCCGCGCCTCCAAGCGGTGAGGCTTGCCAATGATGAGTAGCCCGCCGTCATCGGGGCACTGCGGTGGGAGCGCCGCCGAGAGGATGTCCGATAACACGCGGGCCGAGTGGAATAGATCCGGCCACGGGTCCGAGGTCCACTTTTCTGGGTCGCCCACAACCGCGTCAACGAATGGAGTCATCGGTCACCATCCAATACATGCGCGTTCTGGCGCACGGCGTAGATCAGGCCAGCGCAGAGCACGACCATCGCGATATTCGCCAGCGGTGCGCGCTCGGGCCAGATGAAGGTTGAAACATAGGAGGCCGTAGAGCACGCAACAATGAAGACCAGGCCACCCCAGAGCCCGAGCTTGCGGCGAGCGCGGTAGGTCTCGCGCAGCCCCATCAACAGACCTTGCCGTGTCTGCAACGCATCGGCTGCGGCAAGCAGCAGCGAGATCACCCAGAGAGCGAGGCTCACGGGTCACCCTTCCGCTGCTTCGCCTCCGCTGCTGCTGCCTTGACCGCGCTCGGACTGGACGCGCCGACTCCCGCGCAGATCCCGCCGCAGATGTAGTCGAGCGCGTCGCCAAGCCAGGGCTGCGCGAAGTGCGCCGCGATGGATTCGCTGTTTTGGCCCACGATGTAGGCCGCGACGCCGACACCTGCGAAGGCCCAACGCCCGAACCACTTTTCGTTGAACAGCAGATCCCGGATGAAGTGATACAGCCAGAGGAACATACATCACCCGCAGACTCGGAACAGCACGAAGGCCACTCCGAGAAGAATCAGAACGATGACGATGCGCTTGCCCCAACGTGACGACACCGCTGTGTCGAAACCCTCGTCGATCTTGTTCATGCTGGCCTCCGTACAGAAGGTGCCACCGCGTAGAAGATCAGAGACCCACTCTTCGGCGGCACGGTTTGGAAATGAGACCACCCGGGCGTATTGCTCGGGTGCTCCATCCATAGAGCGCACAGAATCAGGGCGGCCTTGCCCTCGTTCGTCATGCACCACGCATCAAGCGAGCCGTCAGCATCGCTCACGTCTCCTGCCTGCGCGGTCATATGCTTGGACGACTTCGCGGCCCCGGGAGTCGCTGCATTGATCGCCGCTGGCCTCCATCCGCTGTTCCACTTACGGTCCCTGAGATCGCCCGTCTTTTCGGCGTAGTGGTGCAGGAGGAAGTTGATACGCTGCACGGTCTCGGCTGCGTTGTCGTGGATGACCGCCGTCAGTTCCGAGGCGTGCGAGACATCGCGGCCCATCCAATACTCTTCAAGTGTGAGAGGTTTCACGGTGGCCCTCGTCATGCAGTGCCGTGCGGATTATCCACCGGGCATCGCGCTCTGTCCGCCCCCTGGCACGCAAGCGTTGATTGATCCCGGTCGCGAACGTCGTCCCGCGTTCCTTGATCAGCATTCGTACCTCCGCAACATCGCTCTTGAAGCGTCGGCGCATCTCTCCACGGATCGCCGTCAGGTTCGCGGCATCGGCCCAGAGGCCAGTGGCAGCACGCGAGCCGACTGTCACTGGTCCGGCTCCGCGTTGAGTGAGTCGGCCACGACCTTTCGATTGCGAGTGAGAAGCAATAGAAGGTTCGTCAACTTGTCGTCGAGGTTCTGGTTCTGTTCCTTGATCTCGCTGATTGATCTGGCGAGTTGGTCCTGGTCGGTGTGATATTGCACGCGCTCGACATACTTCTCCGCGATCTCCTTGCGAAGATCCGAGACGACCGAGGCGCGGCCAATGTTGAAGGTGAGAAACGAGATCAGAACTCCGACCGCAGAGAAGATCGAAAGCAGAGTCTTGAGGCTGACCTGATAACCACGCTCCCCCGTGGCCATATCAGTCCCCGTTCTTTTGCTGTTCTGCAAGTTTGACACGGCAGACCTCTATCAGGCGATCCAGCCGTGTTGCCGCGATGGCTCGTCTCTGATTCCAGTCCTCGGTGTAAGCCAGGCGCGTTTTGAAGTCCACGTTCTCTGGCGCCTGTGGTTCGGCAAGGAATGGCCGCACCTCTTGGAGAATCGGCATGGCGTCGAAGATCGAGCAGTCGATGTCCTCGATCTTCTCGGGTGGCTTGGCGGCAATCGCGAACATGGCGAACGCCATCAACAGCGCCAGCAGTCCAACAGCGACGATAGACGATGAGTCTCGCATCTCTACTCCGGTATCGGTTCCGGCTCAACCGGACCGGGGAACTCGGGCGAGCCGTCTGTTGGAACTGGCTCAACGTCGGAGAAGATCAGCCATGCATCGACCTTGGCGTGGAACGCAGCGATGCACGAATCCGCGTTGACACCGCTGTAGGCCGCCATATACGGGATCTCGCACAAGCGGCCACGCCAGATGCTGCCGCCATCGTAGTAGAGCGTGCCAGTGACTCCGCGGTATCGGATGGCGTACATCAGCTACTCACATAGGCCAGGATCAAGGCCATGTAGATAGGCCATGGGCCACTCGCATCGTCGCCACCATTCAAAAGCCACCACAGATAAAGGTTCATCGTCATACCCTCCCACGAACCGAAGAAGTGAGTCGTTCATGTCGTGCCCGTCTTGAACATCGGGTTATCCACCGCGCCCGCTGCGCGGAATCCGCCGTCGTAGGCCACCGCGTGCCCCTCTGTCAGCAGCGCATTTCGAAGGCTGGCCCCTGAATCGTCGTAGACCTCGGCCAGCCATCGGCCAAACTTTTCAGTCTTGATCGACTTGATCCAGAACTGACCGCCGATCCTGCCGAACCACATCACGGTAAACAGCTTCGCTGCTTCGCCCTTGAGCCTGGTTTCTCCGTGAAGCTCCGGGCAGTCAACGCCAGAGAGCCGGAAACTCTCGGTCATCGTCGTGTGATAACCAAGGTCAACGTCAGCGATGAACGTATCACCATCGATCACGCGCACGACCTTGGCGCGGCGGATGTACTCGTCTCTGATCATGCGCACTCCGGAAACATCGTGAACCGCCTCGGCGCTCCCAAGGACATGCGTCGCTCGCAGCGTTGGCCGGCCGCGTCAACATCGAGCCATGCGTAGGGCTGGCCCTGCCACGAGATCCAGTTCCAGATCTCGTTCGTCGGCGTAGTGGTCACTAGATCGCCGCCTTTGCACGACCACCACAGCCGGACGACAGTCCGCGTCATCACGCCTGGATCCGGGAAACACTCCGGCGGCAGGAACGCGAGCCGGTACCAGGTCGGAAGCCAGTCGTAGGTGCCACGCCGCGCCGACCACATCGAGCGAACCGGGGCGGAATAGCACGTCAGACCTTGCTCAGGTGTCTGCCCAGTGGCGAGCACTAACACATCGAAGCGTTCCAAGCGCCCAGGCGTCGTGTCAGCACTCGCCGTTCCGTCGCAGTCCGGCCACGTTGGCAAGGTGAATGTCGCGGTCTCATCACCGACCACGGGAGGCGTGAGCGAGTCATTGCTGCACGCATGATCGCGACACGGCGGCGCTTGTGCCATCGCGGGCAGCGAGAAGGCGAGGAGGAGGAGAGCAAGGCGCATCACGGACCCGCGCACAAGCACTGGAACTTCGCCGTTGCCGTTGTGGCCGCGCATGTGCGCGCTGTATCCGCTCCGTCGATCTCGTTGCAAGAAATACAAGTCTTGTATCCGAGGCGCTTGCAAACCTCGTCTCCGGTGTCGTACGCGGTCGCACCGCCACCAGCACCGTTGCCCCACCCCATCATGCCCATCTGTGCGGGATTACCAGGCGAGCCGTCATAGCAGCGTGTAGCCGTTGAGGAACAGATGTTGTTGTAGTAGACCCCATCGGTGTTGTTGAACCGGTAGCCGTACACCGTCGCGCCGTTCTGATGCGTGACCACGTTACCCGTGACGACCTGATTGGTGCCGTAGTAGAGATTCATCGCCCACTGAGTTCCGCTGTTGTAGGTCGGAGCGCAAACATTGTCCTTGATGACCGTCAGGTCAGAGTCGTTGTTCACACCTGTAAAGCACTGCGAACCACCCGCCCATCGATTGCGCGTGAATACCCACCGATCCGAACCGGCGTTTAGGCCGATGTGATACTTGGTCGTCGCAGTGTCCATGTACGAACGGTTTTGGTTGAACACCCCATCGTCCGGCGTGTCGATGAACACGGAGTAGAGTGTCGTGCCGCTTGTCGAGTCGAGATCGAAGTCGTTGTCCTCAATCAGCGGGAACGTCGCTTGCGGGCAGACATAGACGAGTCCCTTACATCCCTGCGTCTCATTCACAGCGCCGTGGATGTAGTTCCGGGTTAGCCGCGTTGCGGTCCCGGCCATCACCAAACCGCACGCCTCCGGAGAAGCTAGAGTCACATCGTTGTCATAGATCGACACGCCAGAATAGACGCCTGTCGATACCATGCGAATGGCGCCGATCTCGGCGCTGGTTCCAGTCACCGACCCACGAACCGTATTCGTATTCCGGATAATGTTGTCGTGAACTCTCAGCCCGTTGATCGAATTGGTTGCGCCATCGATGTAAATCGCTGAGTTTTGCGATCCGTCCATCTGATTACCGCTCACATCGATGTCGTAGAAAACCCCCGTAGACGATGCCGCACCGCCAATCGCGACATGAAAGCCCACGTTGGACGACGACGATGTTGGGTCGTTGGTGGTCGTGAAGATATTGTTGCGAATAGCGATCCGTTTGTAGGTGCAGTTATTCGGCCCAGCAAAGACCCATATCTGGCGCGGTGTGCGCGCAAAAGTGTTGCCCTCTATCTTGAAGTCGCCGCCCGTTGCTCCCGATGAGTTGCAGAATATTTCCATGCCGCGTTGAGCCGAAGGGTTGGCTGTGTTCTGCGAGTCATGGAAGTAGCTATTGGTGACTGAGATGCGGAGCCCATCGAGTCCGATGGCGTGTTCCCCAAAGTAAGCAGACTCCACCTTATCGACCTTGCAGTCATCGCAGTAGTTGAGAACCATTCCCAGACGATCGTTGTTCAGTGCCTTGACCCGCTCGATCGTGATGCGCTTGCGGTGCGTCGCGCTGACACCCGCGACATTGATTCCGCTCTGTGCGTTCGAGTCCTGGCCACCGGCGGATGTACCGTTGCCGTCGCAATCGGCGATTGCGGAGTTGCGCGCGCCAATGCCGACGAGGGCTAGGTCGCTGACATTGATGTCGTCAGCGTTGATGTTGATTAGCCCGGCAACGCCGCCCCATGTCGCGTTCGGCGCTCCGCATAGCGTGTTCGTCGCGCCGCCGGAAGTCCCCCGCGCGAAGTCTGCGCGAATCGTTGTCGAGCCTGCCCCTGCACCGATAAGCGAGAGTCCCTGATAGTTGACGTTGATCGGCGTTGGAGTTGTTCCGTTGACCATGGCCGTGATAAGTCCGGCAGGCAGGTAGATGACTCCGCACCATTTATCCGTTGTTCCGTCCCCGTCCTGGTCCCAGACAGAGCGCTTTGTATCCTGCGTGCCGTCCGCGTTGACATCGCACAGAAGAGCCATGAGTGAGTTCGCGTCGCTAGTCTCAATCGTTCCGTCGCCGTCGTAGTCGCCTAAATATCCGGTCTCGGGAGTGCCGTCACCGTCCATGTCTGCGATCTCGTAACGCGCAACTGTCTTGATCGCGTTGCCGCTGGCCACGCTCTGGATAGCTGGCACCGCACTCAGCCCCCCGCTGCCGTTGCTCGCTTGCAGCGTGCCGGATGCGCCGGAGGATGTGATAGCCGAGGCAACCCACGCGGAGGACTGGCAAACATAGAGCGCCCCGGTGTCGGTCCTCACGCATGTCTGCCCACTGTTGCATGCTCCGACCGGTGGATTAGCCGCGCAATCGGCGGGCGCATCACAAGCAGCCCACACTCCAGACGGACAGCAATAGGTGCGCCGAGTCGATGGCACCCATACGGTCTGGTTGCTCGTGCATGCCGCGCCGACGGTGGGAGCGGTGCGGATCTGGACATAGGTCGCGGGTCCTGGCGTTGTCTGCGCTAAGACCGCCGAGGAGAGTAGGCCGAGAATTATCGCGAGTCGTTTCATGGTCAGCTCGTGTAGAGGAATTGAAGGAAGCAATCAGGACCGCGCTCGCTCTGCCGCCGAGCCTTCGCGGGATCGCTGGCACCATCGGCAGACAATCGGATCAATGTCTCGCCTGTCGGGAACGGTGGGCTCCATGTGCGCGAGAACAGCGCCCACGAGTACGACGTGGACGTGAACGTCTGTTGCTGGTCCCCGGACTCAAATCCGAATATCGCGGTATCGAGCGCGACCTGGATTCCGCCCTCCAGGTACATCGAGAGACGCATCCGGAGATTACTCACACCCTCGTCAGACGGCCACGCTGCCGGAAACATCGCGTAACAGAAGTCAGTCGTGCCGGACGACCACAGCACCTGCTCGACCGTCACATCAAACGGCGCCGTCCACAACGCCAGATCACGGTCGATCAGATCAAGCGAAAGTTCAGGCGTCCACAGCCGCGCGGCTGCGTATCGGTCCGCTGCAATAGCAGCGAAGAGTGCGAGATCCTCAGCCATCGCGGAACTGTACGTTCAACAGAACGCCGAGAGCCTTAATCGACACCGTACCTCCAGCACTGGAAAGCAAGCGCCATAGCATCGTGCGCTCGGTGCCAGCCCATGAATCCGATGGAATCGTCAGCACCGACGTCTTGCGAGTGTACGTCGTAGTCGCTTCCGTCTGCGCCGTTCCAGCCGTGCCGCCGTTGTCCTCAATACGCCACGTCGCGGAACTGCCGCCGCCGCCCTTGATCTGCGCCGTTGCGTTGATCGTGTGTCCGGTCTTGCACCACGGCGGTATCAGAATAACCATTGTGTCTTTTGTAACGTAGGTCAGAGACGTTTCGGTCACCTCGCCGAAACAGTAAGTCGCAGAACGAGAGAATAGGCATTGATCACGGTCGTACATCTCGCGACCGACTACCTTCGCTCCGTCCCCAGACAGGACGCGCCCCTGTTGATTCGCTGGCCACGTAGTAGCAGGCATCAGTCCGAGAACCTCCATGCAACGATGCCGGTGGATCTAGCGTAGCACGTTCCAGCCGTGGTCTTGCCCTGCACGTTGATCGTTCGATAGGTCCCGCCCCATGCTCCGAGAACGAGGGCGATCGCACCGGACCGCGCATAGGCCGCTCCGGTTGTCGTCTTTTCGTCTGAGTTCGTCGTAGTTGCATTGTCCTGAATGCGATAGGTCGCCGTCCCCGCCGTCGTCTTGATCTCAAAGTCGGCGATCAGCGAAAGGTTGAGTTCATCGGCCCATAGCGGAACATAGAACGACAGAGTAAACAGCGTGGTAAACGCCGCATTCGTCGTTGTGACTTCGGTGAACGGAACCCACATCGCATGTTGAGCGAGCACGAGATCACGCGTCGTCAGGTTCGCGACGCGCGTCGTCCTGACCGCCTTGTCAGGGTCCCAATCAGCGCGCACCGTGGCCGGCCAGGCGGTCGCCATTAGTAGAACACGTACCCAACGTCTTTGATCGTGCCGACGCGGTTGTAAGTGGAGTCGCCCCAATAGCCGTAGCTGTTGCGCTCTTCAGTGGTGGCCGTGCTGTAGTCGTCCGTCATGGTATCCGGTCCGATGCGAAGGAACCGGCCGCCGAAAGCAAGATCCACAGCCTCAAACTTCACCGTAGTCTCGGTGACATCGGCTCGCGAAGTGACAATGCAAGGCCGAGTATCCTGATTACCACGGGCGTCAAGGATCTGAGCCGAGGTGATTGACACTCCATCCCCGACGTTGATCGACGCTGATTTCATGTCAAGCGCGAACTTGATCGTTCGAACACCGGCCCGGCGGCGGTTGATGATGCGCCGAGAGAAATTGCGGATGCGAGAGGTTGAAGCCGACGGATCTACCCAGAAGTCTTGGAAAGCCTCCTCGCGAACATCGCCATAATTGTTCACCGACTCAAGGTCAGTGTTGACCACGATCACAGCGTTCTGGTAATCCGCGAGAGTGGATGCACCGGCTGCACGCTCGCTGCTCGGGTTGTACCATACCGCGGCCCTCGTCAGGCGTTGCTCCTCGTCCTCGTCATTCTCGACCGATTGGAAAACGAAGTTATCGTCCGTGAAAGCGGTAATCGACAGATCAGGAGACATCACCTTGGCCGCGTACTTGCTGGCAGTGCTGTAGTAGATCAGGATGCCACGCGGTGAGCGAAGGCTGGCCATGTGCTGCGCGATCGTGCGTGGCTTTCGTACAGTGGCCAAGACGTCGAGATCCGGCCAGAGTTGCGACACCGTATCGAATGACGCGGTATCGACCGAAGCGGCTGCAACGCCGCCCCACTCCATAAGATCCTGTAAAACGTCAGCGACCTTGCGTCCCGTTGCGGCGCTGCCCCCATTGTTCGTGCCAACGCAGAGCACGTGCGAGACCTTCTTATTGACCGCGTGACTTGCAGCCGTCGTGCCCCACTGGCCGCGCGTGATCGTGAGCGTGTTCGTGCCCGTGTTGCGGTTGGTGACCTTGCAGATTTCGGACTCGATCTCAACGAACACGCTGTTTCGAGTGTAGGACGCTGGATCCGGAAACTCGGAGGCATCGCGGACGACTACGGTGGCATCACCGGCAGCGATAGCGGTTTGCACGGTGTTGTCCTGACTGATCGCCCACGGCGCATTGCGCGTGCCGAGTTGCGCCAGCGGCGACTCCGCTGTGATGGAGCATCCCTCCTGGTCGATCTGCCACGATGTGATCCGATAATCTGGCCCGAGTTGTTCGAAGTCGGAGAGAACGAACGTGTTTGTATAGAATCCACGCTTGATCCGAAGGGTGCGCCCCGTGTAGTTCTGGTTTCTGGCCTTGAGCACTCGCCAGAACTCGCCGACTCGCTGCGTGTTGTGCAGCGTCGCGCTCTTGTCGTGGTCAAGAGGAGGAGGCGAGAAGTCCAGCGCGAACTCGCATGTAATGCGTTCGGGGTCGGTGTAGAGCTTGGCTGCGTCGATCTTCTGAGTGTAGGACACGAACCGCTTGAGCAGCGGAAATACCTGCGTAGCCGGATCGGGCCAAGGCGTTGAGTTAAGGCAAAAGCGGTAGGTCTTGCTCCCGCGGCTGTAATTCGCGACGTCCTGGCAGGTCTGGTATGAGTAGAAGCAGCGCAGGCCATCGCCGAGATCCACTGCCGTGCACGGAGCCGTCGTGTAGACATTGTTGCAGCGGTCTAGCACGATCTCGACAAGCCATTGCACCTGCCGCCCGAAGGCATCGCGCTCTGCGATGTAGGACGCGCTAGGCATCAGTAGTCCGCCTGCGACACGAACCGCACGTTGAGCCCGCTGCGTGCTGTTGATCCGATGAACGGCATGTTATGACCACCGTCAACGCGGCAGAGGTACAGTTCCGATGCAGACGAGGAGTAGTTCCAAGCGAACCAGAACGGCTTCGAGCGCGAGTGCGGAATGAACCCGGTTCGGTAGTTGACTCCCGACTTGGTAAAGAAGTCGGTGTCCGCCATTCCTGGTGCATCGTAGGCAATCGAGAACGCCTTGCGCCGGAACCGGTAGTTCGCTCCGATCAGCGCGCCGCCCTCGTTCTCCGTCCACTGTGTTTCCGCCGTTTCATCGTACGGTGCGAGTCCCGGCATTGCCCCGAGCGTGAAATCAAGCCGGCGGCCAACCGTCAAGATGCCGAGCTGTGGCGCAACGGTGAACGACGCGGCCGCACTGTCGAGATAGATTCGCCAGTAGCGGTACGAGGCCGCGTTCCACGTTGCGATCTGCGGCGCATTGCTTGTCGGCGTTGCTGACGCAAACATATCGACGATGGACGCTCCGAAGTTGTCGGTGCTGCCCTGAATCTTCCAACGGCCGTTGGCCGAGAACAGGTTATGGCCACCGATGCACGCGGTATCGGGCGAGACGGCAGAGCCATAGTCAATTGTTATCGTCGCTGGCTTCGTGGTCGCGTTCGACTTCCAGCGGTAAGCGGTGCTCGCTCGCCAATCGCGGATGTTCTCCTTCGGATATCCGGCTGCATCGCCTGGCGAACTCGTCAGCGTGCCAGTCTCGAAGAAGTTCTCGTAAAGGATCATCGGATTAGCCACGGCCGCGCCTCTTGTTCACCCTGTCGAGCGAGTCCTGTAGGGTCTGTGCAAACGCGGTAGGGTCTTGAATGAATCCCTGACCATCAAGGTATATCGTCACGTTTTGTTGCATGGACGCGGGAGCGGCGGTTGTGCCTGTAGCAGTAGGCGTCGCGTTACCTCTTCCTCCTCCACCTGAACCGCCTGTAGGCGTGCCACCTGGGCCACCAGCAAGGTTCGATGCTGCGGCGAGTGCTGCGCCAGCGACTCCAAACACCGCTGCGGCCCGGAAGTGCGCGGAAGGATCTCCAAAGATCGCTCGACCCCATGCACCGGAAGATGCAGCGATCCCGGCTCCCAGTTCGACAATCGCTGTTGCGAACATCTGTGACGACATCGTAGCGAGAAGCTTCCCAAGTGAAAGGTGCGCTTTGCCACCAGCAATCGCCATGGCGAGGTACTGCCCGACCTGTTGCGAGAGCGCGTTTGTAGTCGCCTGAATCGCATCGGCCATTGCGTACTGCGTTGCCGTGATCTCAAGAATCGGACCCTGAAACTCGGTGAAGTCGAAGGCTGCGCCGACTACGCTCTCGCGCAACTCCTTTAGGTGCTGCTGCTGCTTGACGATCTCGGAGTCTAGCGGTGCCATAACTTCGGACACACTGAGGATGCTCGCTCGAATCGCTTCGCCAGCAGTCTGGAACCCAACGGGATCAATGCCGAAGAATCCCATTCCGGAGCCCGGACCGATGCCGCCAATTCCAGGGCCTTTCTTGCCCGGTTTATCTGGACCACCAGCGAGAGACGAATCAGGCCCGTACTGCGCGAAGTTGAGCGCGCCGCCGTTCGACAGGAAAGCATTTGCAGCAGCGGCCCCCGCCTGTATCAGCGCTTCTCTTATCCGCCCGAGTCCTCCCGCGATGTCATCGAGCGCCTTCACCGAATCCGCGCCGATGTCTCCAGCGGCACCTGGCATGAGCGCCCAGAATTGGGCGGCGGCCCTCGCGTTATTGACGAGCGTCTCCCCGATGCTGACGAGAACCAGCCCCATCTCTTGCAACAAGAGGATATAGGGCAACATCTTGTCGCTTGAGTCCGAGAGGTTCAGCGTCCATTGCTCGAACGAACTGGCAATGCTCGAAATGGCAGCGTTCAGCGATGGAGACAAAACGAAGAAGTCTCCGATCTGTTTCTGAAACCCGCCCCATGCGTTCTCAAACCGAGTGAGCGTGTTCGTCCATGCCGTATTGAACGAACCGGCCAACGCAATGGAGTCACGCACGAAATCAGCAATAGCCCCGGCCGCCTGCCGCACGGCATAGACCGTCTTATTGAGTCCGACAAGCAAGACGCCAGCGAGCACACCAGCAAGCGCCGCGGACGATGCGCCCATCTTGCCGAGTCCGGCCTCGACATCGGCAACGGGCCCACCGAGATCCTTGTCTATGGTCGATCCCGTTTTCTTGGTGGCGTCCTCTAAGCCCTTGAGATCGCGCTTGGCCTGCGCGGTCTCAACACGAGCCAGCATCTCCAAGTCGGCCTGCGAGAGCAGCCCAAGTCCCTCAAGCGCGGCGTATCTCATCGGTCACCCGGAGCGGCAACGGAAGCGAGATCGTGAGCCGGTGTCGAGAATGCTTCGCGCATGTCCTCAAGCGCTCGGCCCTGCACCGCCTCGAATAGATTTCGTGCCGTCTCGACCATCTCGATCTGGTCCTCATCCGGTATGCGGTAGAGGCGGCATGCAGCCTCTAGTGCTTCAAGCCTCAGAACCAGCCATGCCTCGCCGTTTGCATCGCCCATCGGCGTGAGGTTAACGATCTGGTCCTTCACCAAGTGATAAAAACGAACGTATTCCCAATCGCTCGCCTCTAGGTTGTGTTCCGCCTCGCAGTTCACGCACTGACAGCCGGTCTCGTGCTCGTCTGGTATCTGAGTGGGCTTCGCGCGCAGTAGCGGCACCGCCCACTTCAGGAGCCTTAACCGGCTGCGGCGTTTCCCTCCGCCCTCCACTCGCCAGAGTCGTTCAACGCCTTGGCGACAAGATCGAATACAGCTTTGTTCTCAAGCAAGAGCACGCGGTTTTCAAGCGTGCTCGGCATCGGCGAGCCGTCCTCTAGTTCACAGCCGCGGAACTCGATGAACCATCGTTTCGCAATCTCGCGGTTGTATCCAGCGAAATCTGGCCGCTCGGTATTGAGCCCGAAACGAGCCTGTACCTTGAGCAGTTCGGTCAGCGCTGGAACCTTTACCTGAGCGCAGAAGTCCGGCGAGCCATCGGTTGACTTGATCGTGTACCAGAGAGCCGGGTCTGTTGGAGCCTGGAATCTCATGAAGTCCCCTCATGTGAGTACGATTGAGAACTCGTCACCGTCAACAGCGGCAACCGAGCTAACAATCGAGAACGGAGCCTCCAGCGAGCGGAAGCCGTTCCGGTCCGCGAGCTTGAGCGCGTCGTATTGGCACCGCGCGGCGTTGATCTGTATTGCGTTGCCCGCGCTGCCAATCGTCGTAGACATGCTCATTGCGCCGGTCGTGCCGAGCCTCCACTGGTTGAAGAAGTCATTGACCGCGATACGGACGAATGCCGGATCAATGGAGCCAGTCGGTCTGCGGTTAGTGATCGTCGTGCCCTTGAATCCGTTCGTGGTCGAGAAGTTGGCGTCCATGATGTCGCCGAGTTCGTTGCCCATGTCGTAAGTGATCGACGTGAACTCGCTGTTGTAAGTTCCGAGCGCTGACAGGAAGTTGCTACCGAGAAAACGAGGAGGAACCGAAGTGCTGACGCCACTCGGCGTGATCGACGCGACATCGGTAACGGTCTGATAGGCCCCCTTGAAGCTGACCTCGGCAACAATCGGCTCGCCGTACTTGCACGAAAACTTGATCGTTCCCATGGAGCCGGAGAGAGCGTAGCGCACGCAGGGGGTGCCGCCGCTGTTATTCACATCGCGCTCGATCACGGACACGCTGTAGGCTTGCGAAGGGCGCCCCGACGTTGCGTCATAGGTGCTCGACGGCTTGTAGGTCACCGAAGTAGCGCCAACAATCGTCTCCGAGAAGCCGCACGCCTTGATCGTGTCGTCCCAGTGCGGAGCGGTGCCCGCTGCCCCCGAGCCTACAAGCAGAAACTTCCACCCGATCTCGCACGACACCGAACCGCTCGGGATATTGTCGAGCTTCCCGAAGTGGTCGCGTGTTTCCTGGCGCTGGTAATTGTCGCCAGAGTAGGAAATAGAGATATCAAAGGCCGGGTAGCAATCGGCAGCAGCTGGAGCGCCGAACGTGTACGCGGTCGCCTCTGGTTTGATTCCGACTACGGCCCGCGACAGTGCGATATTAGCCATTGATCACCTCCTCCTCTTTCGCGGCCTTCTTTTCGGTGATCTCCGCGTAGCCGTACTTCACGCACAGCTCCGCAAGATCCTTGGAGAGTGTGACCGTGCTCCACTGTTCGCAGGTAGCGTCGGGGAGCGCGGCAAACGGGCCTGATTCTGGCCGTAGTACCTGCTTGATGAATCGAACAGTGGGCATATCTACCTCTACGCTCTGATCTGTATGGTCAGAGTTGGAATGCCGCCGCTACCCGCGACGCCTTCATTGATAGAATCCTCGGACAAGTCAACGGTCACCGTAAGCGCGACCGAGTGAATCAAACGCTTTGTTTCCCCATCTTCGGCCACACCGTACTGCACGCCGGTGACCTGCAAATACCCGACGCCTGTCAAGCCGAGATCCTGCACAGCGAGGAGAACGCGCACCATGGCAGCGGCGTAGCGCTGCGAGCGCGCCTCCATCTGATATCCGGTCAATGCTTCGCGGTTTGTGTGGCGCAGTAAGACAACGCACTCATGCCGACCATTGACCGTGTTCGTCAGAGAGTTGTTCCAGTTTCCCGCGCCGTTCGATGTCCACTGCGGCAACGATGTTGACTCGCACCACCCATTGATCTGCGTCGTGTCGCCGTACATCTTGCCGGGCCGTCCTGGTTCGAACGCCTCTACATATGGCAGCGAGTTTCCGTCGTTGCGCTCTGCGTTTATCAGGGCGATCTCGCCAGGCGTGTAACTCTGTAGAGTCGAGAGCAGCGCCGCGACGGCCTTCTCTGCCAGTGCAATCGACATCACGCACCCGCGAGCGCGCGGAAGCGCTGTTTCACGAACGGGAGCAGTCGATCTGCAATCGCGCGCCGCATGTTCGCGACTTGCTCAGCCGTAAACGACATCGGCTTGCGAATCGGCAGCGTTGCAGATCCCTCTAGGTGATAGCGGCCGATCTGGTTCGACGATCCACTGCGAAGCAGCCAGTTACCGTTCGGCTGCTTGCCATAGGTCGCGACATGTTCTGGACTGCTAGCAGTGGTCAGCGAGCGGCGCAGATCGCCGTCATAGACGAGCTTCTTTCGGCCCGGCCGCTTCTTCTGCTTGTGCTTGGCATAGGCTTCCGACAGCGGCGCCCAATAGGTTCCGCCTGTCAGACCCTCAGACGCAAACAGTTCTGTTTCGTGCTTCCGAACCAGAGCATCGAAAGTCTCGAGCGCGGCCGATGCCTCGCGCGCCGTGAAGTCAAACAGCGTGTCAAGATTGCGAACTCTGTCGGAGACTCGGACCGTGAGCGCCATTAGAACACCGTGCCGTCGATCGTGTAGAGCGTTGTATCGCTGCGGACATTGCTTGAAGATGTCATGAACGTCCGTGTGCTGATAGTTCCGCGGATGTAGTTCGCGATGCGCTCTTGCATGTCCTCAAAGCTCTTCAAATAGTGGCTAGCAATCTCGGTCGAACTAGAACTGTCCTTTACCTCGAAACTCAGGATCGCATCGGCTGCGGCTGCCTGCGCGTTTGCAATCCTCAGCATGTTGCCGAGCACGCGGCCGATGGTAGTCGTGGACGACGGCAACGGGCTAGATCCGGTCGATACAGTGTAGGCCGCCCCGTTGATGGCCATCACGGCCTCCAGTTCGGAGGCACGCTGCGCCATGAAGTTGATCACATGCGCCGATGTTGGAACGCTAGTCGCTCCGAAGGCCCCGCGCTGTACCCATGATTGGACATCGGCCAGCGAGCAGAACGCATCGGACTCGGTGTAGACCTGGGACTCGCTGCTAACGCTGCGGAAGTTGTCATGAGTGCGCTGTGCCGAGAGCGCATAGGTGTTCTGTTCGGTGACCGTGAGCCAGTAGATGTAGCCGTCTGAGTCAGACGCCAGCACCCACGAAAACTCATAGACTCCAAAGGTTCGCTCGGTAACCGTGATTACTTCCGATGCTGCCCCGTAGGCTCCCGTCCCGGTGCGGCGACGGAGGACCGGCACGAGATCGGCGTTCGTCAGACCGGAGACGGCTGTGCCGTCCAGGTTGAGAACGCGGATCGAGACTACTGCCGTTGTGCCTACGATCAGATCGGCCATTTACTTGCGCCCCCTGCGGCCGAGTGTTCGGCCGAGACTTTCGGCCAGCTTTTCCGGCTGCTCGACATAGGCCCCGTGCATCCGAACGAACGTGTCTGTTTCTGTTGATGTCTCGACAGCCGGAGCCTCTTCAATGTTGACGAGTGTCACGCCCTGGAATTGCAACACGCGGTAATCGTGCAATTCCCAATCGCTCGGGATTCGCGAGTGTTCGCCGCTCACGAACCCGACACCACGATATGTGACGGCCGGCCCCGCTCCTTCGATAATCCCGTGCGTGTACTTCTTCATGCTGCCCCCAAATGGGGCGAGCCGAAGCCCGCCCCACTCGTTATCGCTTAGGTGAATGTGATCTTGTAGGCCGAGCGCCAATCACCGTAAGTTGCGTTGTAGCAACCGAAGGCACCGAAGCTGCGGTCCTTGGTGTTGAACTCGTTATTTCCACCGAAGTCGTCTTCCATCTGCACATCCTCCGCGATTTGAAGGATGAACGGCTTTCGAGACGTTCCGGTGTTGAGAACGTAGATCACATCGGATGCAGTTAGGAACGGGTTGTAGACCGCCTTAAACTGCCCGTACATGAAGTTGCTTGCACCGCTCGTGAGCATCTGAGCCATCATCACGCGGTTCAATGTCGCAAACAGCGTGCCGTCAGATCCGACCGAACAATGAACTTCGATCTGGCCCGGAGTGATGGCACCGTATGTCACGGGGTCGCCGGCTCCGTCCTTGAACGAGAGCAGCTTGCCGATTCCGGTCGCAACCGCGCCCGCCATTTCAACATCGGTCGGGACTGTTCCAGTCGCGGCGGTGTAGTTCTGGAGGTTGCTTTGCGAAGTGCTGTAGATCGCTCCGGGGTCAGCATGCGACGCGGAAAAAAAGTTCTGTGCGTCATAGCATGCCGTGGACGAACCGACATCGAGCAGCGAGGCAGAAATCAACTTGTCGCGGTGCTGCCGCGCCTTCTTGCCAGTCTCCTGGCCGAGTTGGGCCACGGCGCCGTTTTTGTTGAACTTCCACGTCATATACGGAACAGCCGTGGTGACTTCCCACAACTTGTTTTTGAGCGTGAAGCTGAGTTCCGGCACGTCTTGACGCAGCTTTGTGCCGGTCATCTCACGAACGGATGGAGCATACGCGAGCCAGGCATATGTCTCCTGGTCGCTGTTGCTCGATTGAATATAGCAGCAATTCTCAACCAGGGTCGGGAAGTTATCCCAGCCCTGCCAGAACGCAGCGCGAGCGGTGTCGCGGAGGATCTGTACGCCAGCGGTCAACATAGCAGATCCCCCTTAGATCCACGCAGCAGCGGTGCCGTCGTAATTCAGGCCAGCCGGTGCGCGTGTGATGGAAATGACAGGAAGGCTATCCAGAAATGCAACGATTTGTCCGCAGCCAATATCGGTATTTGCCGCGGCTGCGTCCTCATGCGACGAGAGGTCAGCGTAGTTGTCGGATACAGACGCTGCGGCCCACTTCACAACAGAGCCAACGTCTGCGATCGTGATTGTTCCGGGGGCTGTTGGCAGTCGTACAAGACCGTCGCAATAAAACTCGATCAAATCACCCTGCGCGGTAGCCACCTGGTTTTTAGTTGCAAAGCCAAGGAAATGCGAAGTGCCAGCGACAGGCGTCTTACTGAGATAGCCAGACGCCAACGCAAACACCGCACCGCCCTTGAAAAACGTCATCGCCCCGGTTGCTTGATGCGTCAACTTCGTGGGGTTTCCGAAGTGAGCCAATGAGACATCCGCAGTAAGTGCGGCCATGGTTTACCCTTTCTTTGCGCGCAGAGCGGCCAAATCATGCTCGTTCTGCACGGTGAAATACTTCGGATCGACACCGGCCGACTGCAATGCAACGCGAGTCGCCTCGGTGATCTGGTTGTCCTCGTCCTGCCGTGGTGCGGTGCCAGAGATCACGCGGCCCTTATGACCGGGGATCGCCTCGGCCACGGACTTAAACGCTTCAAGGTTCGCGAACTTCGCTGACATCCACGCGACAGGATCTTTTTCGCTGCCATCGAAAAACGCGGGGTCGACACCACGGCCAACGGCTGCACGCACGATGCGCGTAACCTCAGCCCCGACCTGAGAATCGGAAACCTTCTTCAGATCAGCGGTCAACCGAACGTTTTCCGCCTTGGTCGCATCGAGGCTCTTTTCCAGATCCTTGACGCGAGTTTCCGCGGCCCCAGATGCCGCCGAGACCGATGCGAGCTTGATTCGCAACTCGTTGATCTCCGTGCTGAGTGCGGTCTTGTCTGCGGCCGCCGCCTCGCCGCTCTTCTGCATCGCTTTGATTGCCTCATCGCGTTGCGCTACTTCCGCCTCCAGTCGGATCTTGTCCGCCTGGAGCGCGGTCAGGCTGAGCTGTTCGCTCATTATTCCGTTCTCCTTTCGTGGAGCTTCGAACTCCACTGTTAGGCGGACGCTTGCGGAATCCGCGAGCACCGCTTGACTTGCTGCAATCGAATACTCCACCGGCAACGCCGGGTTGTTCGTGATCGCAAGGCCGAACAATGCCCAGCCGGTCAGTTCTTCTGTTGGCGTCTTGGCATCGCGCCGAATCTCGACCGATGCCGAGCGATAGCCGCGCTGATTGACCACGGCATCGAACGCCGAAGGCCCGAGATCAATCGTGCCCCATAGATCGGTGCCGTCGAAGTCTACGGACTCGACAAACCCAGCGGCGGGCGTCGTATCGCGTAGGCCATCGTCGATGTGTCCGAAGTAGACCGGCACCGGCTTCTTACGCTTGGGGAAGTTGGCGACGACCTCGCCCCACTCCTTTTTGCCCAGCGTCAGGTTGTCTGCGCCGCCACCATGCGTGAGAGCGCGGTCAATCGTGGCCACACATCCAATCGGCATGCGGACACGGCCGGAGCCATCCTTGCGGCGCTCCAAGACTTCTAGTTTGCGCGTTGCGAGATCGATGTTCATAGCACCACCTTCAGATTACGCGCCCCGTTCGTGACCGCTGCCGGCACAACGCGGCGCTGTTGCTGTGCGACCGTCCATGCAAAGAAGCCAAGAGCCATCGCGTTGGAGCGGAGCAAGTGCAGAATCAGTTCCCTATCACTCATCGTCTTGCTCTCGCTTTCGGGCTCGCTGGTCGAAACAACACCGTCAGAAATCGCGAGCGCCTCTGCCATCGCAGCGGTCTGCATCATCGCGGCGACCATCTCTTGCGGTGATAGATCCATGATGCTCTTTTGCTCGCTCATCACGCGGCCTCTTCGGTTGCTGCTATCACGAAATAAAAGCCCCGGCAATTCTCACCACCGAGACAACGCGAAGGCGGTTTCATTTCCTCGTACTCAGGCGATCCGATGCGAACGCGAAGCCCGTCGAGTTGACGGCATGGCGGGCAGATCACGTTGTCGAGCACTTCGACACGCACGGCCCAATCGGCAGCATCTTCCATGAGCGCGACCTTGGCGGCGACATCACGGCCCGCGTTATATGCAACCGTGGACATATGCCGCGCCGCGGTCTTTATCGGTGTATCGCTAAGATCGTCAAGAAACGCTTCCAACTGCTGCCACAACGCCTCGCCTTTGAGTCCTTGCCGGCGTAGCCGGTTCCACTCACCGATGCCCTCGCCCACGAGGCGACTCCAGATCGCATCGACCGAAACGGTTGCAGAGATGCGCGACTCGCCGGCCAGCTCTTCGAGCAAGACTTCGACATAGCCGACCTTCGGCAGTGACTTCGGCTTTGGCGTCTTGCCCTTTGGCAGTGGTGCATCGGGCGGCACTGCTTCGAGCGCAACGGTCCGGCGTTGCTGGCGAACCAACTCGTCCTCAACGTGTTTCTTGCCGTCGTAGGCCGTGGACACGAATGCCGCGCGTAGAGCGCCCTTGATCTCGTCAGACTTCTTCGGCTTGCCGCGCCGGAACTTCTCTACCGTGTCCTCGCTCAAGCGGCCCGAACGTCCAGCCGCCACGATCTCGGCCACGAACGCAGACCACGCCTTGCGCAGTACTCCCATCATCCGCGACTCACCGTCACCTAGCGACGCACTGACCTGCGCTAGCACGACATATTCCGACTCGAACGAGAACGGAGCGCGCGGATACTGTGCGACAGTCTCGCCAGAGCCGAGCACTACCGGCAAGCGAATCGCAGACTCAAGCCGCATCTGGAGTTGTGTCCGCCGCGCCTCTCGCTTTGCCATCGGGTCTGGTTCTTGCGGGTCTTGGTTATCGGTTGGCGGCACATCGCCAGGCTTCGCGGTATTGACTTCGATAGGTTTCGGCGGCCACTCCATGCCGTCGAAAACCTCATCGGGCAACACCAGTCCGAATCGCTCCGTGATCTGGCGCTGAATCTCGGGATGCTTGGGAATCAAACCCACATCGACACCCTTTACCAGCTCGTCGAAGTTCTGGAACGCTTCACCGGGAGCGACGTTGCTACACTTGAGTTCGGGTAACGCCTTCACGTTCGCGAAGTTGCGGCCAACCAGTTCCTCGATCAGGCCCGGCATGGTTCCAACGCCGTGCGTTTCCCATTCACAGATGATGTCGGCAACGGCTTTGATCCTCAACATTTCACGGTCTTGCTGCGTATCACCGACAGCGCGCGAACCGCTCGATGTCTCGCCCAATAGTTGTGACTTACTTGCGCCCGCGTGCGCTATCTCGGCGTTCTCACCGTTGATCAGACTGCGCATGCGGTCAACGTCGCCGGACTCAACGCCGATGTATTTCATCACCGGCTCTTGCCCATCGGTTCCCATCGGGCCGACGAAGAAGGCATGCTCAGGAGCGGTGCCACGCATCATCTGCACGGCCGCTTCAAACTGTGCGATCTCGCGGTCTTTCCAATCTCCACCGACGGGGTAGAAGCCAACAGGGATCGGGTTGCCTGCTTTCTGTGCCCATATCAGCGACTGGCGGAGAACGAAGTCCTTCCGCATCCATGCGCCGTACATCGCGCGCACAAACGGCGTGCCCTCATAGCGTGCGCCGCGCATGTTCCACACGTACAGCATGAGATCGTCGGCAGGTATCGGCTCTTGCAACGTCGCACTGCCATCGGGCCTGCGATACGTGCGCTGTACCTCGATCAGGTTGTCGGAACTATCGAGCTTCCACCCCTGCGGATCAACACTCTTAGGCTCAAGCCACTGTAGGCGGTCGAAGACAAGCTTCCCGTTGACCTCACGCCACGACTTAGCAAACAGTGCAAAACCATGCCAGAGCATGTTGAGGATCTCGGGCAAGCGCTGCGCCTTCCACGCTGACTGGCACCAATACTCGCGACCATACTTCTCGCCCTGCACACGCAAGAGGTTCGCAGCCACGAACTCGGCAATGTCCTTGTCTCGGGGGTCATCGCTCGCTGGCTTGACTTCCCATTTTGCGCCTAGCAGAGGATCCAATACACCACCGATGGCACCGGAGACATGCGCGTCCGTTTCCATCTTGGCCAGCGTGTCCCACTTGGCTTTGCCGCGCAGTTGTTCGGCGACGTCGTAGCGATATTGCCCATTGACGACATCGACGCCCGACAACGTGCGAGCCTTCTCGCGCGCCGAGGCGAGGCGCACGCTCAGCGCCTCGACATCGGCACGCACAGCACCGACCATTCGGTCCACTTCTGGCGCGGGCACTCCGCCGAACAGTTTCGCGACTCGATCTCTGAGCCTCATCACCACACCCCATAGACTACGGCATCACGATGGACTGGCAGCGGTGCGGGGATCTGTTGACGGACAACGACCGAAGGCCTGGCGAGGTTGTAGACGGCGTAGCCGAAAGCGTCGGCAGCGTGTGTCCGAGCATTGTCGGACTTGTCGATTTCGCTCGTCCCCTCTTTCCATACGTTCCGCTCAAGGTCCAGAATCAACTCCTTGCACCGGGGGTGTATGAACACTGAGCGCCCGCGCCCAGCTAAGTGATAGTTGACGGAATCGACGCGCTCTCGTTGGCGCGGATTCGCTGCCGATACATGTTTGACCACGTGCATGCCCGCATCGCGCAAGACTTCGACGATGACCTGGTAGTCCACCTTACTCGCACTCGTCTTGCGTGCTTCGCCGGCTGCGTCGCCCGTGAGCGTAACTTCCGTCTTGTGATCGCGATAGCGAGCAACGAACTCGTGCGCGGCTTGCTCTGTCGTGCAGTTACGGCCCGGAGCGATCTCGTCAAACACGCGGATTTCATCGAACGTGAACTGGCAGACGAGCCAGCGCATGTGATCAATGTTGAAGTCACAGGCGAGGACGAGCGGCAGGTTGCGATTGTATTCGCTACGCTCGGTCACGTGCTTGGGATGCGAGAAGTGTTTGTAGCACCCGCCACCAAACAGCGAGACAAATCGACCCTTGCCGTAGGTGTCGAGCAGCGCCTGGTCATAGCCATAGATGCGCTTTAGCTGTGCCGGGTAGTGCGCCTGCGAACGATGCCAGCCCGTTGCCCAGATCGTGCGGCGCTGCGCGTTGATCGGGTTACCGAAGAGATCAGCGAACCAGTTGATGCCCTCGGGGGTGCCACCGAGTGCGACCTGTCGAACCTTCGCCTTCGGTGCACGAACGCGAGAGCAGAGCACGTCGAATGCTTCACGCGCGATCTGCCCTGGTTCGTCCATGAGCGCATGACCTGCGTTGATTGACTTCATGCGGTCCGGCTTCTCGGCGCTAACGATCCAAGTCTTATCACCCCATGGCCAGACGAAACATGGGTTGTCGCCCTCTTGTACCTTGACGACGTGATCGAACTGGTTCCAGAGAGCCGGCCACTCGCGCTTATGCACCCGAGCTGCCATCGCATGCGTCGGAACCAGCAGGATCGAATCAGTGCCAACGTTAGCGCGTTGCAGAATCAGAGCCTTGATCCCGAGAGCCCATGTCTTGCCACACCCAAGCGGACCGATGAACGCAACTTCACCGCTGCCCATGTCTGACCAGAACTTGATTTGCGATGACGTGCCCTCCGGCGATAGTCGGAAGGCCTGCGGTGCGGCAGAGAGCGCGACGCTCACTCGACGGCCGCTTCGATTTCGTCAAGCGATACTTCGGACGCGGCGACGGGTGCCAGCACGGTGACGCCGCCGATAGGGTGATCTGGTGTCGTGATGTCGAGGGCTTGGGGTGGTCTGCCGTAAGCATGCTCGCAGACCTTGAGCGCAAACTCGGGGTTAGTCTTGGCCGTCTCGTGCATGAGTTGCTGCACGATGGGGTCGAGGGCGACCTTCTTGCACCAGGCCCGGAAGGCACCACGCTCAAACGCGCCAGGACCGTCTCCAGTGCGTCGGCCTGATTGAATGTTCCCCGGCATGGAAGGCCCCGCGAAATTAAAAAGCCCGCCCCTGTCCTGGCACAGGAGCGGGCCACGGGGGAAAGGGCCCGGACGGGGATCAGCCGTCAGCTAGCGTATACAGGACCGAACGGCGGCGGTCAAGTGGGCTAACTGGTATTTTTCGGTGCATAGCCCAGCCGGCGCTTAACACATTGCCCGCACGGACAGGCCGCCCCATGTGGCCACCACCCTAGGAATTGTTCATCCATCGAACATATACGATGCGGTACACCAGGGTTACCCCCCGGTTTCCCCCATGCATCTATGCTCAGTTCTTCGGCTATCCCGCGAAATACTTCGGACGAGCGGAAATATGAAACCAGTTGCTTCCACTCTCTGCTTGACCGAGCACCTTTGGTTTCCGCCCATCGCAAAAGCTCGTCGGCGGTCTTCCCGGCTTTTGCTGCAACAATATCTAAATAGACCCTAACAATTTCCTGCCTCATGTCATTGCCCGTGTGGATTCATCTCTCTAGCGGTCCGGTTGCTTTTGGCTCGCCACGCAATGAGTCGGAGGCTGACCGAGATTAGAGCGCTGAGGACTAGGCCGGCGACCAGTCCGACCACGACGCCGACGAAGAAGTAGCTGGTGATAACGCTTTGGATCAGGTGGTCGGTCATGGATTCGTGCTCCTGTCTAGGTCAGTTATTGGCCTGGATTGACGACCCTGTTTTTAGGGAGTTTGGTTCGTGGTGGACACAGCCGAACTCTGGCGCGGTCCATAGGGTTTGTGAACCGTAGATCCACACGAAGTCATCCGAGGCGGGCCGGTACTTCTCGGGGTCGAGACTGTAGGTCTGGGTTTTTGGGTGGTCACATGAGTGGATCTTGCTGGCCTCGGCTGCGTAGTCGTCTTCGTTTGGCTCAGCGCTCCACCACTTGCAGGTTTTGCATCGTTCCATGGTTGCTCCCTTGTCTCGTCTGTCGCAGTCTCGCGACAAGTCGCAAGGCGTGCCATTTTGGCGCGCTGGTTTCCACAGTGGGCTGGATTGAAAACCTGGACAACAAACTGAGACATCCCCTAAAGGGGATGTCCATGTTGTCTAGGTTTCCAGCACACGCCGAAATAAACCCGGACATAAACCTAGACAAACGTAGACACGTTTTCAGAGCCAGCGAGTTAGTCATTGTCGTCGCCTGTCCGTAACCTGTACTCTGTCTCACAGTTACGCCCTCCTCCGACCCTCTCATCTAAACCTAGACTTTTCGCGACCCTTGAAATCGTCTTTTTCGAACACCCGACCATACTTACTAAACGGCTGTTCACAAACCAAACGCCTGGATTCATCTCGAAGATGTCCTGAATAGTGGACTCATAGGACGCTTTATCTCCTCCGTTCTGGTCATCTTTTACTTCTCCGTCCCACTCCAGACGGACGGGCTGAGCGTCACGTTCGGCCAGCGGATCGACCAGATCGACGAACCGGAACTTGAATGGGGTGGGCTTGCCGCCGCGGCGGACCTTGGCCCAGGAACAGGTTCGAGTCTGGGTGTCTCCTCGGGTGGGGCTGACGTAGAGGGTGGAGTCAGAGTTATCGACGAAGGCCTGGCTGCCGGTGACCATGCCGGCTAGTTCGACGGTAGCGACCTTGGCGTGCGCCATCTTGTTGGCGTGGTGGACGAGGACAACGCCGAGATTGCGGTCACGCTTGATCGAGTCAATGCGGTCGCGGAAGAACCGCGTTACCTGTTCCCGCTTGTTTTGGTCCTCGATGCCCGAGACCTTGGAAATGGAGTCGATGAACACTAGGCGCGGGCAGTAGCGGTCAAGGCAGCGTTCGAATTCTTCGACCCAATCACTGTGCGCGAAGTTGAAACCGGATCGAAACTTAGTGAAGTTGAGTTGACCGGGGAAGTCATCGGGGCCGAGTCCGAGACCAGCGGCAAGGCGTTGCGCGCGGAGCACGGAGAGTTCCGGTGGATCTTCTTCTTGGATAACGAGCACGTCTACGGGATTAGGAGCGCGCCACTTGTCAAGTACTTCGCGATGTGAGGCCAGTGAGACCGCCATGGAAAAGGTGAGGATAGATTTAGCGGTGCCACCGGGTGCGACAACGAGCAGAGTGTCGTCAACGCACCATCCGGGAATGACGTATTCCGGGGGTGGCACCTTGATCTTCATGATCTGCTGAATCGAGACCAGTTCCATCACAACGGGGATGGGCTCAGGTTCTGGAGAAAACTTCTTCGGTGCCGTGTTGACGAGGCCCCAAATCTCGCTGTCCGGTATCGCTCTCCCCTCTTGGGACAAGTGCTTTTCCCGGTACTGAGCCAAAGCGGCAAACGCCGTGTCAGGAGGCAACCCTGCCAATGCCAGCTTGACCGACATGCTTCGGAGCACGTCGTGTCGTGGCTTGTCCTGAGCGGGCTGTGTTGGCTGTGGTGCGGGAGCGAAGGGCAGCTCCAGGAACGGTTCGAAGTCGGAGGGGTTGTAGCGTGGCCCACCGTTGGCGATGACTTCGACGGCTACGGCAGGCTCCCGCTTGCGGTTCCAAGTGCCGGGTGGTCGGAGGACGCGCGCTAAGTCGCTGGTGTTGTCAATCTCCCAACCCTTGCGCCGTGCCTTATTGATGAAGTGCTGTTGAAAGCCTCGGGAGAGCTTCGCTGCTGCTGCGTTGTCGCCATCGGTCTCGAAGATCCAGGGTTCGCGGTAGAGCCACCAGACATGCGCGCCGTGGCCTGAGAACACGACTTTTGTCGGCGGTAACGGGAAGTCGTCGATCAGCGAGAGCGCGTCGGCCTGTGTGGGTGGCAGCGTGGTTTTCTTGTGCGCTGCGTCCTGCCAATCGAGTTCGAGCCAGAGACCGGCCATGGCGATGGCCTCGGCTGCGTTTCCGCGTTTGTTCCCCTTGGGTTCGCCGTGAAGGCACACTCCGAAGTAACCGTCGTGCTCTCGCGCCAGTGACTCAAACAGCGATCCCGCTGCTTCATAGTCCGACGCCTTGATCCAGTGCACCTTCGGCACCTGATTGGTGAACGTGCAGACGGAGAGGTAGCCCGGTGGATCATCGCCGTAGAGATCGCGCAGGAAGGCAGCGGTTGAGTTCATCGCTCAACGGCGTTTTCGGATGTTGTCGGCTTTGTCATGGCAGGCGGCGCAGAGCGCGCGGAGGTCATAGCAGAGTTCATCGCCGAGCGTGAGGTAGTTTATGTGATGTACCTCGGTCGCTGGTTCGATCAAACAGCCCTCGCACACCCCTCCCGCGCGCTGCATCACCCGTTGCCGCGTCTGTCGCCATTTATCGCTGAGCAGGTGCGAGCGGTAAGTGTCAGAGTGTGCGGGAATCGGTTCCGAAACTTCTTCGCGCATGTCACTGCGGGCGGACCATACGCGGTTCCAGTCCAACGTAATTCGCAACGGCAGGCTGTCTACAGGGTCCTGACACTCAGCGAACTTGATGGACATAGGCTGCACCCAAAAACACCGACGGCATTGCTTGCGTAGCTGTGTTGATCCGCCAGCGCACAGGACTCTGACGAAGATCAGATCGTGTTCGCAAACAGGGAGATCACTGAGCATTGACCGAGCCTGGGCTGGCTCGTGTGACTCCTTTAGTGCGTCCCATTGTTCGCGAATCAGAATGATGTGGCGGTTTGTGGCCTCATCGTCAGGAACCGGGCCTAGTTCGCTCCAGTCCACAGATCACCCCACCTGTTCTTGCGATGGCGATTCCTTCCGTGGCCGTCCCGCCTTAGCCGGCCGCCAGCCCGAGCCGAGGAGCCGGTAGAGGTCCTCGGGCCGAAACAGGAGCCCGTAGGGGGTTGCCTCGGCCGGAACGATGCCGAGCCGGACTAGTTTTCGGACGGTATTGGTCGCACACCCTAGAACGGCTGCGGCTTTTCCAGTGGTAACTCTGTCTGTCGTGTTCATGTCCGGATTGTGGCATGAAAAGATTTTGAGCGCACGAACGATTATTTCTCGTTTTGGGCTTGACGGATTTTGAGCCGTGGCGCATATTCTCACCCGTAGCAGATAACCCCGGTGGGAGCCGGGCGACGAAAGGGGAAAGCGATGGAAAAACAAACGACGGTGCGGGGCATGACATGGCACGCTGTGATTGTCCAGCGACCGACAGGGGCCCGGCTTTTCCTGTCAATGGCGTGGGAATCCAATAGAGGATTCATCTATTCATCGAAGTCCAAAACGTGGTCTGCGCACACTCGTCCTTTCGACGGGCCGATTCTTGCCCAGCAAGAGGTAGTAGACAGAGACGCCGCGGTGTCGTATCTGCGTGCGTTCCCGCGCGACCCGCGGCAGACCTACAACGAAACACACAACCTCTCACGCGCCGACATCATTAAGCGGATCAAGAAGGCGCTTCAAGAGCGCAGCGGTAAGACCTGGAGCGTTACGGGCGGGAAGGGTACCGCTTACGGCTGGCTTAAGATCTCAGCGCCGCCCGCGCGCTGCACCTGGGGTTCCCGAAAGATCGACCCAAACGGTGGGGACAGTCCCGAGAACTGGGAGCGGTACGACACAGGCGCGCCTGCTTGGGGCATGAGTCCTGACGATAAGCAAGAACTAGCGCGGCTGCTGGGCCTGACTGTGGGGCAGTGCAGCGGGGGAGTCTCAATCCCAGCCTCTAACGGTCACCGCGCGGAGTATGTTGACCGGGCGGAAGGGCGCGTGCCGGGCGTTTACGGCGAGCAATATTGGGACTGAGAAAAAACCCGCCGCCCTAGCAGCGATTCTAGGGCGGCGGTCCTGCCCCTGGAGGGGCGACGAACTGGGGGTGCGCGATGTTACTGCACTTGTGGCGTGTTGGCCAAGTGTTTCCAAACCGGGCGGCCCATGCGGGGCCGGTTGATGCCGCGAACCTGGGCGGCTGCCAGCGCCTCGGTGTCGAACTGCAACCCGTAGGCGGTCACTTCGTAGGGTACGAGACCGCGGCGGACCCATTTCCTGAGCGTGTTGGTGCTGACTCCGAGGATTTTGGCGGCTGGTTTGGTGCGTATCTTCATGCCGGGATTGTGGCACGCGCAAAAAGATGCGTCAAGGCTAAGTATTCGCTTGACGTTGTGTGAGCGCGAGCGTATACATATACCTGCCCGGTGGGAGCCGGGACAACGAAAGGGGAAAGCGATGAACGTCTACCAGCAAATGATCGCGAAGCACACGACCGAGAACCCCGTGCACGTCGAAGCCTGGATGCGCGAGACGGTTGGCACGCTGGACGGCTTGAGCGTCAGCGCGTTTCGTTCCCTGGTGCGCGACTGTGCCGACATGGTGTGCGAAGCAGGCCCCGAACTGAGCCAGCGCTTGGCCGATGCTGTGGGGATCAAATGACCGCGCGGGGCATCATCTTCGCTGAGGGCAGGCCGTGAGATACGCCGACGAGCAAGACCTAGCAGGCGACGGCATGACTGCGGAGGAGCGCGGGAAGTACCGCTCGCTGTCGCGGGAGATCGAAGTGCTCCGCAATCATAGGGAGCGAATCAAAGATGTTCGTCTGTGGTCCGGATTGTTATGCCCCGCCGCGGTGCCTGCGCTGGAGCGCGCTGAGGCAAACGTGGTAACGGCCATCGAAGAGGTGCGGCGCGACCTCGCGCTGATGATGGGGGACGAGACATGAACCGCTTGCCTAACTGCGTGCCCTCCGACACCCCGCACGCGCGTCACATGCGTGACGCTAGGTGTGAATGCGGCGCGCTTGGCCGCTGGGAGTTTGGTGGATTCTCGTGCTCGGCGGACGATCACGATGAGCGCATGTGCGAGATCGAGCGCGAGCGCTGTGAGGACTTGGGGCAGTGCTTCAAGTGCCACGAGGATCTTGAGAACTGTGATTGTGGAAAGGGGAAAGCATGAGCGATCAACCGACCGGAGGACTTGTCGCCGCGATCAATGAGGTGATGCGCGAAGTCAAGTACCTGCAAAAGACAGGGCATAACAAATTCCACGGATACAAGTACGCGAGCGAAGCCGACATGAAGGCCGCGCTACAGCCCGCGATGGCCAAGCACGGCTTGGCGCTGTTGCCCGTGGCCATCGACTACGCGACAACCGAGGTGCAAAAGACCGCGAAGGGCAAGGAGCAATACCGCACCGACATGCGCGTCAAGTTCAAGCTGCTGCATTCAAGCGGCGAGAGCGAAGTGGTCGAGGTTGTCGGCTGTGGCATCGACGGTGAGGACAAGGGCGCTTACAAGGCGATGACCGGCGCGATCAAGTACGCGCTGCACACCGCGTTTCTGGTGCCTACTGGCGAAGATCCAGAACAGGACGAGCGCGAGCAGACCGCGCCGACGTATTCGCAGCCTCCGGTCTACCAGGACAACGGCGATCCGGCTGCATTCCGCATCGTGATCGGCAAGCACAAGGGCAAGACGTTCGCGCAGTTGTCGTTTGAAGAGGTGTCATCACTACTAGACGGCATGCACAGTGCGCCGCCCGATACGAAGAAGTTGTCGAGTTTCATGGTGCAGCTCAAGGAAGCCGAGCGCGAGATGATGGAGCGCACGCGGCCGGTCGTGGAAGCGGAGGTGCAGCCGTGAGCAACCTGCACGAATTGACCACGCAGTTTCGCACCCTAGCCGACGAACTGGAACGCGCGACCGACGAGGAGGCCAGCGCGATTATGCTGGCGCAACTGGAAAGCCTCGGCTCCGAGATCCAGTACAAGGGCGAGGACTATGCGTTGATCGCTGACGAGTTCTCACGCCGTGCCGCGGCCAAAGCCGAGATCGCAGAACGCTATCGGCAGAGCGCACTGGTTGAGGAGCGCCGCGCCGAACTGATCCAGACGCGACTACGCGATGCGATGTTGAGCCTCGGCCTCAAGCAGATCAAGACCGACCGCGTACGCATGACGATTGTTCACGGCCCGCCGCGCGTCGAACTGGAAAAGGACTTCGATCCCGGCTACGAGTTCACCCGAGTGAAGGAAGAGATCGACAAAACGAAACTTCGCGACGCCTTGAAAGCAGGCCGCGAGATTCCAGGGGCGCGCCTTGTGCAAGAGCCCTATCTGAAAGTGAGCCTCTGATATGCCGAACCATGCGAGCGCGACGATTGTTGGCCACCTCGGCCGTGATGCCGAACTGAAGTACACCGACAAGGGCGATCCGGTCGTGAGCTTTTCTCTCGCCGTGAACCAGAAACGCGGAGGCACCGAGACGGTCGCCTGGTATCGCTGCTCGATGTTCGGCAAGCGTGGCGAGGCGGTCAAGCAGTACTTGACGAAGGGCAAGGCGATCATGGTCCTGGGTGCACTAACAATGCGCGAGTGGACCGACAAGGAAGGCACGGCCAAGACGAGCGCCGAGGTCAACGTGCAGGAATTGGTGCTGCTTGGCGATGGCCAGAAGTCGGAGACGCGCGTGCGGCAGACGACTCTGGTTGAGACCACGGACGACGATAGCAACATCCCATTCTAGCCCCTTTCCCCCGTGTGCCGGTGCTGGCTCCTCCCAGACTCCTCTGGCTAGCATCGGCACACACTTTACGAGGTCACTATGCGCGACGTTCCCACCATGCTCCGCACATCACGGGCCAATAGGCGCAGGCGTCACCTTGCGCTGATCCTCGGCGCGGCTGCGTCCTCCAGCTTGTCCTGGGGCCTGTTTCTTTTGTTCTCTGCGCTGTTTCTGTGGGTGATCTGGAGGGCGGTATGAATCGGAAACAGCTTGAGGAGTTAAACGAATGCGCAAGCGTGACGGTGGAAGTAGATGTAGATGGGATTCTAGGTTGGGTGCAGGACAATCTGAGTCCAGACGATGTGTTTTCTACTGACGAGTTAGATACATGGGCCGCACGGAACGGTTGGGTGCGCGCATGAGCCGCACAGAGATTCTGAATGTCGCAAGAATCGGAACCGCGGTCAAGATCGAGTTCCATTCAGAACTACCAATAGACAACAACGTGTTTCCGTTCCGCTTTGAATGCGGCACCGAATGGGCGGCGTCTCTACTCGCGAGTAAACTTCGTCAATCTCTGTATGAAGAGATCCGGGCGATCCGCGAGAATGAATACCAACGCGGCTATCGCGACGGTCGGGCCAAGCGAGCCAAAGAGAATTGGTTCTCGTCTTCGTTCGGATCGCGATGGGTGAAACCGTGAGCCTCCTCTCCGAGCGCCTACGCACCGCGCTGCAAGAGCCCGCGCATGTCTACGCGCGCAACGTCGTGCAAGAACTTCGCCTAGAAGTAGCGAAGTTGCGCCGCGAGAACTTGGCGCTCAGGGCCGAGGCTCAGTTCCGGGAGAGGATTGTCAGAGAGCAGCGTGAGCTGCTACGTCAGGCGCAGCCATGCCCGGCTTGCGTGGCGAAGGGGGAGTGATGGC